AGAAGGTCGGAAGTGGCTTAGACCAACCTTCTAGTTGCAAATAATATATATATTATTACTAGGAGGGATACTATGGCAGACGATGTTATCAATCGAATAGAGAAACATATGGAAGGAAATACGTTGGCCCTTTCTGCTGTTGCGGAAGTCTTGCAGAAGATGGATGATCGATTCATTCGTGATGAAGATGCGTTTATTGCAAAGCAGGAACAGGATCATGCTGTAGATGAACGGACTGCGATGGTGAAAGCTATTGCTTCTGAGGTCTATGGAATGATGAAAGCCGACAATGGAATGGATGTAGATGGCACGAAGGTACGGTCTGGTACTAAGATGAAGGGTAGGGGGGAAGACTCAGAGTCTCCCATAAATCCTACTACTAAGATTGCAGACCAGCAAGCTACCATTCAAGCAGCTAAGGATGAAGACGACGAAGAAGACGAAGATATGGAAAAGGAAGGGAACGGAGCAAACGAATATCCTGAGAAAGAAGAAGAACCGACGAAGAAAGGAATGTACAAAGGTGATCCTGATGATGATGATAGGAAAGAAAAGTTTAATTTTGATAAGAACAAGGACGAAGACAAAGAAGATGAAGACTTGGAAGAGATGGCAAAGGAGCTTGATGCTTTGAAAAAGCAGATAGCTACTACTGAAGCTAACATGCAAAAGGCTGTTCAGTATGAATCTGAGCAACGGCTTCGGAAGATGGGATTTAGAGAGGAATTGGGTCTACAAGCACCCCAGCAGATATCTCCCCTTGGAGTTGATGGCTCCACCCCTCTGGTGAAGTCTAGCAATCCTGTAGACACTGTTGACCAATTGGCGAGCATGTCTTATAAGGAATTGCGAAATCTCCAGGCTCAAATTGAGATGGGTGATACTGAAGGGATTCCTAGGGAACTACTTAATTAAATTTAGATTAAAGGAGTCACACTATGGCTAATCCTAGTTTATCAGAATATCTAGCGCAGTCTCAGCGTGGCCTGTATCAGTCGGTATTCGGGCCTGAATACCTAATGAAACAGACTTACCACACTGTTGATGGTGCTAGTCAAATTTTCAATACAACTTATGGACGCAAGGTGTGGCAAGCTTTGAACAACCAGACTCGTTTCTTCAATGCTGTTCCCAGAGTAGTTTGGGGTAATACGGCTGGTTGGCGTGTCAGGACTGACCGTGGCTCTAGTAGGTCACGACCAGTAACTGAGACTGGAAGTCTCCCCACGGTGGACATTTCCAATATTGCTACGGTATCGAGCTTGCCTCGTATCGTATCAACGACCTTCGGTGCTTCCGTGAAGTCCGTCTTCACGGCTCAGTTGGAAGGCGGTATCGGAGATGTTCTGGCGATGGAGAATGAGAATTCCCAGCTTGACCATATCAAGGAAATCAATGAGGAGTTGTTGGCTGGTAGTGCGTTTCTCGTATCTGCTGGTGGAACGACTGCTTTCACCGTACCCGCTGGTGTAGCCCATCACTTTAAGGTTGGCGATGCGGTATCTATGAATAACGTAGGAACGGGCTTCGACAGGACTACTGCTGGTTCTGTTGTTTCTGCGGTAGATACAGGTACTGGTGTAGTTACTATAGCTACTGGAACTGCCTTCGCAGACGGTGACGTAGCTGCAATATTTAGTCGTGCTGGCTTTACTTCCCTTGATGACATTGTAGCAGAAGATGCTATGGTTGTTGGTGGAGGTTCTGGTGGTGCTGAAGTTAGGGCTTACGACCTAACCTACAGTGACCGTGTTGCTGGTACGTGGAATGCCGCTGCTAGTGTTCAGCTAAACAGTGGTACTGGACGGGCTTTGTCCCTTACTCACCTGGATACGGCTATCCAGAAGATTCGTGAGAATGGTGGGGAACCGAAGCTAATCCTCTTGGGTCACGATCAATACTTCAACCTTGAGCGTTTGTTGAATTCCAACCAACGTTATATGGGTCAGGAAGAGTACCAGGTTGGTGTCGGTTCAGAGCGAACCTTCCCAGGTACCCGAACTGGTTTGGTCTTGGC